AGATAAAATCTTAAAAGAGATTGGTGATTATATTAAATCTACTTATGGCGAACATTACTCTACAGGTAAAGGTGACTTTCAAGTTTTAGATTTACTTAAAACACTAAAGATCGGAAAAGATTTTTGTCATGCTAACGCAATCAAATATTTGTGTAGATATGGCAAAAAGAATGGACACAACCGTGCTGACTTGTTGAAAGCGGTACATTATGTTATACTATTATTAAATTATGATAAGGAGATGAAATGAAAATAAGTGATAATACAATTGGTATTTTGAGAAATTTCTCGGATATCAATGCCAACATTTTATTTAAACCTGGTAAGACATTGAGTACAATGAGTACCATGAAAAATATTATGGCACAGGCAGACGTTGAAGAAGAATTTGAAAGTGAATTTGGTGTATATGATTTACCTGAATTTTTAAGAGCGATTGATTCTTTTCAACAACCAGTACTAAAGTTTAACGGTACTGCTAATCTAAAAATACAAGATGAGAAATCTACACTATCAGCTAGATATGCATTTGCTGATAAATCTACTTTAAGATATCCATCTAAACAAATATCAATGCCAGATAAAACGGTTACATTTTCACTAAAGAATAGTGACTATGAATCTGTTAAGAAGTTATATACAAATTTAAGTTTGCCAGATATTGCATTTAAAGGTGAAAAAGGCAAAATTAAATTAGTTGCATTAGATAAAAAGAACTCTAACTCAAACGAGTCAAGTGTAGTAGTTGGCGAAACTGATTTAGAATTTACTGCATATGTCAAGGCCGAGAATATGAAAATTATTCCTGGTGATTATGATGTCGCATTATCAAAGGCAAAGATTGCTCATTTCATAAACAAAAAGGTTAAAGTACAATATTGGATTGCTTTAGAAGCAGACTCAACATTTTAAGGAGGTCTAAATGTCAGATTTCCTATGGGTTGAAAAATATCGTCCTAAAAAAATATCAGATTGTATCTTAACTGAAGATTTAAAGAATACATTTTCTAAATTTCTTACACAAAAAGAAATACCAAATCTTCTCCTTTCAGGCACAGCAGGTACGGGCAAGACAACGGTTGCTCGTGCCTTGTGTGAAGAACTAGGTGCTGATTACATAATCATCAATGGTTCAGATGAAGGTAGACATATTGATACCTTACGTACTACAATCAAAAACTTTGCGTCTAGTGTTTCATTAGATGGTGGTTCTAATCATAAAGTCGTTATAGTTGATGAAGCAGATTATATGAACGCTGATAGTGTTCAACCTGCATTAAGAAACTTTATTGAAACGTTTTATAAGAATTGTAGATTTATATTTACTTGTAACTTTAAGAATAAGATAATCCCAGCATTACATAGTCGTTGTACCGTTATTGATTTTCGTATTACAAATGGTCAGAAAGTAAAAACTGCTACTGCATTTTTAAAAAGACTAGGTGAAGTACTTAAAGAAGAAAACATAGAATACGACAATAAAGTACTTGCTGAACTAATACAAAGACACTATCCAGACTTTAGAAGAACTATCAACGAATTACAAAGATATTCTGTAAGAGGTAAGATAGATAGTGGTATATTAGTTTCATTATCTGAAATCAACAATAAAGAGTTAGTTAAGTTACTAAAAGAAAAAAGATTTAGTGATATGCGTAAATGGGTTGTTCAAAACCTAGATAAAGATCCTTCTTCTCTATTCTCTGGTATCTATGATATTCTCTATAAACATTTACAACCTCAATCTATTCCTGCAGCCGTACTAACAATTGCTGATTACCAATATAAATCAGCGTTTGTGGCAGACCACGAGATAAATATGGTTGCGTGCTTGACACAGATCATGGCCGAATGTAAATTTAAGTAGAGGAAGAAATGGCAAGAAGAACATTATTAAGAAGATTGATAGTGAGATGTAGAATGTTTTGGGCAGACATAAGAGGACATCACGGTAAAGTTTGGGATTATGAACCAGGCGACTACTATATGGGAAGTCATAAAGGTCACAAGAAACATGAAAGAAAACACTAACAATGGGCCGCTTTAGCTCAGTTGGTAGAGCAACTGATTTGTAATCAGTAGGTCCGCGGTTCAAGTCCGTGAAGCGGCACCAGAAATTATATTATGATAGAATACAAATTATCTGATTATCTCAATGCAATTAACTGGTCAAAAGTTAATCTGCTAGACGGAGATGATCTCACTTGGGAAAAGAAGTACCCACCATACATAATAAATCGTTGTTTATCACAGCACGTTGACGCTATAATGATGGCAAACGAGATGAATATACGTCACAGCCTCACTAAACGTCTTCAGTTTCACTTTCTACTAAATAGTATTCGTAAGAGAAAAAGATTTGGTGGCAAGTGGACAACAACTGCTAAATCAAAAAATTTAGAGTATGTAAAAGAATATTATGGTTATAGCAATTCAAAAGCAAAGGTAGCCCTTGACATACTAGATAAAAAACAATTGAATCTTATCAAAGAAAAACTTGATAAGGGTGGGAGAAAAAAATGAGTGATGAATTTAATTGGTCACCTGAGCAGATGTTAGAGGTTACACTCAAACAACCAGATGACTTTCTAAAGATTAGGGAAACCTTATCCAGAATAGGTGTTGCAAGTCGTAAAGATAAAACTTTATTTCAAAGTTGCCACATCTTACACAAACAAGGTAAATATTACATAGTACATTTCAAAGAACTTTTTGCTTTAGATGGTAAAAAAGCTACGTTAGTTGAGAATGATGTTCAAAGACGTAACACAATATCAGTTTTATTACAAGACTGGAACTTATTATCTATAGTTAAACCAGAGGCTGCTGAAAACAAAGCACCTTTATCACAAATCAAAATTATTGCTTTCAAAGAAAAGAACGAATGGAATTTGCAAGCAAAATATAATATCGGAAAAAAACAATCAACTGAAGAAACTAAAACTGAATAGGAGTATATTATGATTAGATTATACAGACTCACTTCTGGTGAGGACGTGATTGGTACGCCACAAGAATCAGATATTGCTGGTTCTCTAGCGATTAAGAAACCTTTTGTATTGATACCAATGCAAGGACAACCTGGCAAACCTATGCAAATAGGATTTCATCCTTACATACCATACACAAAAGACGAAGTTATACACATTAAAGAAGCAAACATAATTACAGAAACAACACCAGATGATAATATGATTGGTGCATACCAACAAAATACAGGTCAGATAGTTACACCTAAAAATAAAATCATCACGTAATTGACATTTTTGTCTTTTAATGTTATAATAGAATATGAATTTGGCGAGTAGTTTTTATACAAACGTTGTAGAGCATAAAGGTAAGCTTCTTATAAGAGGTGTCAATAACGGCCAATCTTATTTAAGTCGTATCAATTATAGTCCTACACTATATCTTCCTACAAAAGAACAATCAAAATTTAAAACACTAGACGGCATAAATTTAAAATCAAAAAGATTTGATTCTATATCAAAAGCAAAACATTTCTACCAAGAGTATAACGGCATACCTGAATATAAAATTTATGGTATGAATAGATACAACTATCAATTTATCGCTGATGAATACAAAGGCGATATAAGATGGAATAAAGATTACATAAAAATATTCACACTTGATATTGAAACTACTTGTGAAGATGGTTTTCCTGATCCTGATACTGCAAAAGAAAAAGTTATTTGTATTACTATAAAAAATCATAGTAACAAACAGATATTAACATGGGGTACAGGTGATTTTATTTCTAAAAAGGCAAACGTAACATATATAAAATGTCAAAACGAAAAACATATGTTGCTAGAGTTTTTAAAATTCTGGTGTAAAAATCATCCTGATATATTGACAGGTTGGAATGTAAAGTTTTTTGATTTACCATATATTATGAATCGTATGAGATTTATATTTGATAATGATACGATTAATAAAATGTCGCCATGGAATTATGTCAATGCAGATAGAATACAACTTGGTCAAAAGAATCAACAATACTGGAATATACTAGGCGTATCTGTACTAGATTATTTTGATTTGTATAAAAAATTTACTTATGTAAAGCAAGAGTCTTATAAACTAAATTATATTGCTAAGGTAGAACTAGGCGAACAGAAATTAGATAATCCATATGAAACGTTTAAAGATTTCTATACAAAAGATTATCAAAGATTTGTAGAGTATAATATACAAGACGTAGAACTTGTTGATAGACTCGAAGATAAAATGAAACTGATTGAGTTATGCTTGACTATGGCATACGACTACAAAGTAAATTATACAGATGTTTATTCGCAAGTAAGATGTTGGGATACATTAATCTATAATCATTTACTTACAAAAGATATTATCATACCACCAAGAGAAGATCAGATAAAAGATTCACAATACGAAGGTGCATATGTAAAAGATCCACAACTAGGATTACATAACTGGATTGTTTCGTTTGATTTGAACTCACTATATCCGCATTTAATTATGCAATACAATATTAGTCCTGAAACGTTTTTAGGTGTAGAACCTAAAGCAGTAGGTGTAGAAAACTTTTTAGATGAAAAACTAAATCTTAAATGGGCAAAAGATCGTAACGTAACTATTGCACCAAACGGCGCTATGTTTAGACGTGATAAACAAGGTTTTCTTGCTGAGTTGATGGAGAAGATGTATGGTGATCGTGTTATATTTAAGAAGAAGTCTATAGAGGCAAAGAAAGAATATCAAAAGACAAAAGATCCTATATACAAAAATGAAATTGCAAGATGTCATAATATACAAATGGCAAAAAAGATTTCGCTAAACTCTGCTTACGGTGCAATCGGTAATCAATATTTTAGATATTTTGATGTAAAACAGGCAGAAGCAATCACACTAGGTGGCCAGTTATCTATTCGTTGGGTTGAACGTGATGTAAATAGATTTATGAATAAGATTTTAAACACAGATAATGTAAATTATATTGTTGCTTCTGATACAGATTCTATCTATTTAAAACTTGACAAGTTGGTAGAAAAAGTTTGTAAAGATAAAACACCACAACAGATTACAGATTTTATAAACAAGGCTGCTGAAGAAAAAATACAAAAAGTGATTGATGATAGTTTTCAAAATCTTGCTAACTATGTAAATGCCTATCAACAAAAAATGATTATGAAACGAGAAGCAATTGCTAACAAAGGTATATGGGTTGCTAAAAAACGATATATGATGAATGTATTTGATGAAGAAGGTATCAGATTTGATATACCTAAACTAAAAATTATGGGTGTTGAAGCAGTTAAATCATCTACACCTGAAGTTTGTAGAGGTAAAATTAAAGACGCTATTCGTGTAATTATGAATGATAGCGAAGACGCATTAGTAAAGTTTGTAAATGACTTTAAAGAAGTATTTAAGACACTCTCGCCAGAGGAGGTTGCCTTTCCTAGAAGTTGTAATAACATTGACAAATATGTTGATAGTAATTCAATCTATAAGAAAGGCACACCTATTCATGTAAAAGGCTCTCTAATTTATAATCATCACATAAAAAAACACAAACTACAGATGAAATATCCTCTTATCAAAGATGGTGATAAGATAAAATTTTTAATGTTGAAACAACCTAATACGGTTAAAGATACCGTAATATCTTTCTCTACAAAAATACCATATGAATTTGATTTACACAAATATGTAGATTACGATATACAATTTGAAAAAACATTTACTGATCCTTTACGATTTATACTTGACTCGATAGGGTGGAAGTTAGAACGTGAGGCAACACTAGAGGCTTTCTTCGGATGATACCATCACTAATACTTTTATATATTACGGTTTTTTTATCTTTTCAATGGGGTCAAAGAATTGCAATGACACCAATTGATACTAAAGTTTTTTTTATTATAACATTAACAATATGGATACTACTAAAAAATATAACGTAATATACGCTGATCCACCATGGACATTTAAGACCTTTTCTAATAAAGGTAAAGATAGAAGTCCTGAAAAACATTATAGCGTTATGACGTTACAAGATATAAAAGATTTACCTGTAAATAAAATTGCAAATGATAATTCAGTTTTATTAATGTGGGTAGTTGATCCTTTATTAGATAAAGCATTTGAAGTAATTAATGCTTGGGGTTTCAAATACAAGACCGTTGCCTTTACGTGGGCAAAGACAAATAAAAAATCTGATGGTTTCTTTACAGGTCTAGGTTACTGGACTAGAGGTAATCCTGAAATGTGTTTACTTGCAACAAAAGGTAAACCTACAAGAATAAG